TTATCTATATATTAAACAGCTCCATGTATTCTTACCAACAATACCATCTGCTATTAAAAGATTAGCTTTTTGAAATTTTACTACTGCATTATAAGTAGCTGTTCCAAAAATTTCATCTGCCCCATACTTCCCTAAGTCATATCCTAAGCTTATTAATTTTTGTTGTAATAACTTAGTTATTTTTCCTTTTGAACCTTTCCTTAAAGTTGGACAACCAGCTAGTGTATTATGGCCTGGATAACCGTCTACTTTTTGATTGCTAAATCCTTGTTTATTACACTCTGTTTGTAAATCCCACACCCATTGATTTATATTGATTTCAACTGTAGTGTTATTATTGCTTGTACTTGCTTGTATTTCACTTTCTATATGTCCTGTTAATGCGTCAACGATAGCTTTTGCAATTTCTTTGTATCCTACTTTTAGATATTTGTCTGCGTCGTCTGTATCTACGAAACACACTTCTATAAGCATACTCTTAGCTTTTGTTTTTCTTATTACATAAAGTCCTGTACCTTCTTTAACTCCTCTATTAGGAATACCTAATACACTTGATATATTAGTGCAAACATCTAAAGCATCCTGATATTGTCTACCCTTATATGTGTAAACTTCGACACCTCTTCCAGCTCCTGCATTAAAATGAATACTGATAAACCAATCTAACTCTTGTCTATTGGCTTGATCTACTACTAAAGTTAAACTTTCATTTGTTGAGTTTGCATAATCTATAGTACAGTTATAAACAATATTTTCTCTTTCTTTTAATAATCTTCTTACTTCATTTCCTACAAGTCTTGTATGTTCTCCTTCTTTTATTCTTCCTACAGCTCCTGAACCTGCTCCACTTATTGTATGTCCATCATTTACTCCACAAGTTATTTTTTTCATAATAAAAACCTTCTTTCTAAATATATTTTTATAAAATTAAAAGACCATGATTACTCACGATCTTCTTTATCTGAATTAAATATTTCTAATTTATCTTTTATAATGTTTGGTAGTTCAACTCCACACTCTGCTAAATTCTCACATATTGAACCAGCTTCTTTATATATAAATAATCCTAATGTTGCATAGCTTATTAAAAAATTTAATCCTAATAAAATATCTAGCCCCATAACAAATACTAATGCTATAAATTCAGCTATCCATCTTATAATTCCATCTCTCATTATTCTGCTTTTATAACTATTTTTATTTTTCCAAGTTTTTAATAACCCTGTTCCAAAGTCTGTTCCTTTAGATAGTAAATAAAATAAGAACAACCCCAATACTCCAGTTGGTAATAAACTTAATAAACCTTCTTCAAACATTTTTCTTCCTCTTTTCTACAATCACTTGAAATTTTAAATATAAAAAAAGAACCTTTAGGCTCCTAATTTTTTCTATGAATATATTTGATATTTTCTCACAAGATATTATTGTGAACTATTTCACCCTATGTAAGAGAATAAGATACCTCCTGACAATAGGTTCTACTTAATGACTTATTCTCTTATTAAACTTACTTTATTCTTTCTTTTATCTTTTCTTCTAACCTTGAAACTAAATTATTAGTTTCACTATCTAACACAACAAAACTCTCTTTATTATTACTAGATACTATAGCTCCTAATTCATCTACTTCTCTTGTAGTATAAGCTATTCTATTCCCTACATTATCTTTTATTACTGCAAATCCAGTTAATATCTTTATAGTTTTACTCATCTTCTTCATACTCCTTTAATAATAAATTTTCTAATTCAAATGTTAATTCTTTCATTAAATCTTCTTCATCAGTTTCTATTTCATTTTCAAAACTAAATATGTCAATTTCATCACCTTGTGTTTCTATATCTGGCAGATCTAATCTATTAATTTCATATCCTTTCCTTTTTGCTTTTAATTCCCAGCTAAATTCTGTGTTTTGTTCACCTTTAACTATGAAATATGTTTTATATCTTTCTATAGATGTTATTTTCCCATTATAAATTTGAGTGAAAACATGATATTTAGCATCTGTATTCACACATTCCAAGAACACATCATCAATATCAACATAACAAACACCTTCTTCATTTATTTTGCCAAAGCCTAAATCACCGAAGAAATATTCTGCTGTTTCATATGCATTAATAAGTCTTGCTCCATAGCTTTTAGTTTCTTGTAAACAGTTCTTACTTCCTTGAACACTTAATGATTTAGCAACTATATTAAAATTATGAAGAGTATATCCGTTCCCATTATAATTTCCCCAACTAATTAAATTATCCCCTGTACCTGGGTGGGAAACTTCAGAAACTAAAAATCTTGCATTAAAACTATCTCCTGATTTATATCCAAGAACAGCTCCATTATCTCCATACATACCTAATAAATTATTTACTGTACCAGTTCCATTATTCCAAGATATTGCACCATCTATCTCTGATAAGAAATTTGTACCAGAATATAGTTTAAGCCTTTTATTTATATACATAGGTGCATATACATTAATACCTTTTTTATAAGCTACACCATCTACAATTTGATCACTACTCCAAAAATCCATAAAATTATATTGAGTATTGCTAGATGACCATCCTGTTGTTAAATCAGCTTTGTCAATATGTGAAATTCTTATATAATCCCCATATTTGGCTAAAGAAAGATTAACTCCATTTATATCTCTATTTTCATTAAAATAAGATATTGCTATTCTTAGCATCTGCTCATTCTTTTGTGAATCCTGAAAGGTAATTCCTCCAGAATCTAATCCAACCCATCTAGCTCCAGACTGACTTTTTGCTGTTCCAGTAAAAATTAAATTCCCATTAGTATCACTGTTTAAAACAGTTGTTCCAGCTTTATTTTGAATTATTAATCCACCATTTTTTATGGTGAGTCCATTCTTATCCATTACAAATTGAGTTGTGCTTATAGACGAAGTTCCTCCACTTATTGCACTGCTTATTGTAGTAGTAAGAGAAGTTGCTGTTAATTTGCTTTCAGCAGTAGAAACTCTATTTGTTAAACCACTTATATTATTATTAATAGTTGTTATCTTTGATTCTGTAGTGCTTACTTTTTGATAAATACTATCTGTTGTAGCTTTTATTTCTGATACTTTATTAGTTATAGTTTTATTTACAGTTGTTATTTGTCCATCTGTATAACTTTTGGCACTATTTATAGCATTAGCTTTAGCTGTATTTATTTTACTTTCAACATTTGTTTTAGTTTCATAAGTTCCTGAAACAGATAAATTTATACTATCTTTAGCAACATTAATTGCTGAATCTGTTTGAACCTTTGTGTATACTTCTGATTTGGTATACACATCAGTTTTATTTGCTTTTGAATCAATTACTGAATCAATATCTTCAGGTGCTGGTGTCCAATCTGTACATTTAGTTCCTTCTTCAATTTGTACCTTGGATATATAAACAGTATTAGTATTAATACCATACACAAAAGGCTTCATATAATAAACATCTTGTGTATTTGGTGTTTCAAATACAACCCAAACTTTTGTCCATTTATTTGCTTCTAAGTTTCCGCTTGCAGAAATAACTTTTTCTAAATGCTGTCCACCTGTTTCAGAAGTGTTTAACCACATGTGTAGTGGATTAGAACTATTTACTATCATACTTCCACTAGACTTCATCATCATGCTATACACATAAGTTGTATTTCTTTTTAATTTGATAAATGAATTATATTGAATACCTGAATAACCAGTAACTTTTATAGTTTTTGTACCATCAATAAAAGTTCCTTCTACCTTGCCAATTCCACCACCATTGCCTATCCAATTACCTAAACCATATTGATCTATATTACTTTTAAGAAATAAATTTCTTCCACCAAGTTGTATACTATTGACTGCATTAGTTATTTTATTTTCAACATCAGTCTTAGTTTCATAAGTGTTTTTAACACCAAGCTCAATACTATCTTTAGCTACTTTTATTGCAGAATCAGTTTGAGCCTTTGTATATACTTCTGACTTGACATACACATCACTTTTATTTGCTTTTGTTCCAATTACTGAATCAATATCTTCAGGCGCTGGTATCCAATCTGTAGCTTTGTTTCCCTTTTCAACCTTAAACATCTTCCATTGAACAGAACCACTTTGGACATAATCATGTCTAATACTTGTACCCCAACTTGAATTTTTTAAATGTTCAGGGGTTATTTTAAAAGAATAAAGAAAAGTGTGTTCTCCACTTCCACTTAATACTTTTTGTGCAGAACTATTAAATGTCCCACCATTCCAAATGGTTGAATTTCCATAACCTTGAATCCAACATTTAGCAGTTTGTCCACTTGTAGCCACTATATTAGTATATTTATATATTAATTTAACAGTTACAGTATCACCAACAACTAGACCATCAGTTAAAACCTTAGCCAAGGATGGGCATGTATTTGTTCCCCCTGAAAAACTACTATAAGCAGTAGTGTAAATATTTGAAGTTCCTTGTGCTAAATTTCTTCCACCAACTTGCACATTATTAACAGCTGTGGTTATTTTACTTTCAACATTTGATTTAGTTTCATAAGTTTGGGAAACTCCTAAGTTAATACTATCTTTAGCAATATTGATTGCAGAATCCGTTTGTGACTTAGTATATACTTCTGATTTGACATACACATCAGTTTTATTTGCCTTTGTCCCAATTTCTGAATCAACATCCTCAGGGGCTAATGTAAAGTCTGTAGCTTTACTTCCTTTTTCAAGTTTTAATTTAGATACATATATTAATCCATTGGCACTTATACTTAATAATAATGCTCCTGCTTTATAAGAATCTTTAGTAACTTTTGATGTTACTGAAAATTTAGTCCAAGTATTTTTTTGTACATTAGTATACTTAAACACACATAAGTCTTCAAAGCTAGAAGAACTATTATAATAATTTCTAAATGCAAATTCATTTGAACTCCCTGTTAAATTAATAGAACTATCCACATACACCCAACCAGACAATGTAATATAGTCATTTGCTTTAAGTGATAACCTAGAAAGGTCTATTGTTTGTGAGCCTTGATACCTTGCATTACCATTTGCAAAATTATTTCTTGTAATTTTAAAAGAATTACACCCTTCTACTTTTTTATTAGTATCTAATACAACATTTGACCAATGATTTGTATTTCCTAAATTACCTGTCGCATTTAAAAGTGTATTTCTTCCACCTATTTCAATAGAATCAATTTTACCAATTAACTCATTTTTCATAGTAGTTAATTCAGTTGAGTTAACTTTTAATGTTATTTGATTTTTTAACTGCTCAATACTTGATCCTTGTGTAGATACTTTAGAGTTTAATCCATCTATTAAATTAGTATGACTACTAACTGTACTCTTAGTTCCTTCAAGATCTCTTTGAATACTATTAACTTTAGTATCAACACTTGTAATATTACCTGTTAATTCATTTATCTTTGTTGTATGTGTTCCTATTGTACTATTAATAGAATCAACTTTAGAAACAGTTCTATTATAATCATCTTTAAGTAAAATAGTTTTACCATCTTTAACTATTTGAGTATTATTAATAACTGTATTTATTTGTCCTTGCATTACTCCTATTGTAGTAGAATGATTTTCTATTAATAACTTAGCATTATCAGCCTGATTTTTAAGAGAATTAAAAGCTACTTCTAAGCTTTGTCCTACAAAATCTATCGCCACTTTACTAGCTTTAATTAACTGTGTATTAGTATCTTTGTTAAGACCAGTAATAAGAGAACTATAGTTTATTTGCTTTTTTCCTATTGCATCTGTAGCAACCATATTCCCTTTTATTAGATTATCAGCTATAGCCTTTTCCTTAATTCCAGTGTGGTCTATAAGTGTTGTAGTACCATCTTCTCCACGCAAAATAAAGTTAAAATTCCCCTTGGCATCTTGTCCCATCTGAATTCTAACTTTATTATTTTTATCTTTAAATTGTTGAGTAGCTCCTACAATTTCAATTCCACCATTATCACTTACTATTCTAAATTTATTAGTAGAAATATTACCAGCATTAATTTTAGAAACATCTAAATTAGCTATCATGACATTAGTAATAAATCCATTTGCTATTGTTAACTTATCACTTGTTATTCCTCCAGCTTGAATATTTTCACTTGATAAGTTCCCATTTACAAGTGTTTTTATATTTGCTAGTTCAGAGTTAATTATATTAATATTACCAACAACTGCATTTAATTCTGTTATATCTGCTTTATTTATTAATGCATTATTAATTTTCACATCATTCGCTGTTAAATTTTGTATATTAGCATTAATTGCGTTTAAATCTGATATATGAGCAACATCAATTATAGCTTCTTCAATTTTCGCAGTTTTAGCTTCTAATATTTGAGTTCTAATAGATACTGCTTCTACATCTTTAATGTTAGCTTTTTCTATTAGTGCTTCTTTAATTATTGCTTGTTCTATTACAGCTCTATTAACTTTGTTTGTAGTACTCCCAGAACTTGAAAAATTATTTTTATTTTTACTTTCTCCCTTTGCTCCTATTTCAGAAGTAAGTCCACCAGTATAACTAATCTTTTGACTTAATATAGGTATCTTTCTTATAACATTTTTTATATCTGTTACAGTTACAATATCGTAAGGATCTAAGGATAAATCTCCTTGCCATTTCATAGAATAACCTAAATAATATAATCCATTTAACTTATTATATACATCATTTAATATAGTTTCAGTTACCCAAGGATTTTCAAATCCCAACTCCATAGAATCAGTTCCAGTTGAGCCTTTATATAAAATATTATTTTCATCTATTTGACAAGAAATTTTACCTATTTTATATTTCACTTCTTCTCTCTTATAATCAAAATAATTATTGCCATCTATGGATTTTTTAATTTCACTTAAACTTTTAATAGTAAACTTACCATCTCTAGTTATAACAGCATTACCACCACAAATACTTGCTACATACGAAAGAACTTCTCTACAAGTAAAGCCTTCCAACTTACTCACTGTGTAATTTGGAAGGCTTCCTATAAATTCTATTCCTGTTATTTTAGATAGCTCATTAACTACTTGTTTTAATGTTGGCTTATCTCCTAAACTAGAGAAATAAGGAGTTTCAAATTTTATCATGTTATCATAGGCTGTAAATTTAGTTGTATAGTCAGTTTTTTCAATATCATCTATATTGAATATACCCATTAATATATATTCTATTGTAGAGCCTATTTTTAATCCTATTTCAACTTTAATTTGGCTTGTACTATAAATAATATCTCCTCTATTTAGTAAAGTTAAGTCTAAGCTTTGAGATATTGTATCCCCTATACTAAAACCTTCTTGTGGTTGAGTATGCTCTAGAGTTAAATTAACTAACTCATCATTATTATAAATATTATTTCCTATTGTAATTTTACATTCAAATTCTCTGGAAGGCTTATTAATTTCTAACTTATAATTTGCTGTTGTATTTTGCATTTTACCCTCCTTATTTTTTATTAATCATTTATCATAAAATCTATTGTCATAAGTTCAGATGGAGAAATATTATAATCAGAATTTAATAAATCATCTAACTGGATCATGTGTATATCTATTTCATTTTCTATAGATAACAACTCTTTTATATCTCTATTATAATCTTCAATGTGTTCTTCTTTTAAAGGTATAATACCATTTTCATTAACATTTAATTTTCCTTTTTCATCTCTTTCACCATATTTATTAATTAACTTAGCCTTTTCCTTATTGTAAGCTTCAAGCTCTACATTTATTTTATTAATATTCTTTGTAATTGCATAAGCTACTTTAACTGGTAATTTAGCATTACTTAATTCTCCTAATGTATTAATTGTGTTTACTATTCTTTCATTGCTTAAAGTTAATTTCATAATTATTTTCCTGCCTTTCTTATCTTTGTTACTTCTTCTGTAGATTCAGACTTTAATAATTCATCTTCCAATTTATAAACTTGTTCCTCAAATGATGTGATATCAGCTCTAACCTCAACTTTATTAGAATTATACAATTCTTGATTGGTTATAGTTTTATTTACATTTGCACCTGCTCCACCATCACTACTTATAGTTGCACTCATCCATGCAACTTGTACTCCATTAACTAAACTTGCCCCACTTAAAGTTATATTTTTATCTACTTTTAACATTATTAATCATCCTTTCTATTTCTCTATAAAATTCATTTTTAAGCCACTCCACTTAACTTGTTTAGTTTTTGTATCATAAACATATGCAGGAGCTGTTCTATCTCCTACATACATTGTTTTAGTTACTGTTCCTTGTTGAGGATCTGGAAAAGTAACTGTAAAAAAAACACTACTTACTGCTATAAGTAATGTTGATATTTCTCTTTGTGTTAATGGTGACCATTCTAAAGCTATTTTTCTTTTAACTCCTATTCTATCTCTAATCATTTCACCATTTGCATTACGATTTGATTCTCCATCTAAATCACTAATTGTAACTTCAAATGATTTAGGAGTAGCAATCGCTACTCCATTAATACTAAGCATATTATCACTCCTTATTTATACTGGAATTAATGTAATTCCACCTTGTCTTTGCATTTTTCTTAATTGGTTTAAAGCAACTTTTCCTATAATTGAGCCATCTATTTGTAGAATTAAATCTCCACTCATTGAATTATCGTTGCTATTTCCTACACTCACTGGCATTCTATCTGCTACTTTAGCTGCTAAATCAGTTATCCATCCTGTGTTGTTCTCTAAAGGCATTACTGCTTCCTTACCAGCTTCCCCTACCATAGCTATAGTAGGAGCATCAACTATACCACCTTTTGCAAGTTTAGGTATTGTAGGAATATTAATTCCCATTCCACCAAACCCAGGTATCCAATTTGGCAATTTAATTTTATTTAATCCTCTAATCATTGCATTTATTGCATCTATAATAGCATTTAATGGTTTCTTAGCAATATTAGTTAATCCATCAAATATACCTCTAAATATATTTTGTACTCCCTGCCAAGCTTTTTGCCAATTTCCAGTAAACACTCCTACGATAAAATCTATTAATCCACCAAACATAATTTTTAAACTTTCTAAAATAGGCTTGATATAATTACCTACATTTCTAAATGCCTGTATAAACTCATTTCCTAACCAATTTATAACTGGTTTTAAGCAATTATTCCATATTACAATAAGTATTTCACCTATTTTCTCTATTGTAGGCTTCCATGCTTGCCATATTTCATTAAGTCCATCAATTATCTTTTTAAGACATTCACCTAAAAATTTAACTACTGGAGCTATGCAATTGGTCCACAATGACATTGTTACTTTTACTATATTATCTACTACAGTACACCAAGCATCCCATAACAAAAATAATATAGGTTTAAGTACTGTAACTAAAAAGTCACCAACTAATTTTAATGCTCCCATAATTGCCTTAAAATATGGTGTTAATGCACTTACTAAAGCATTCCATCCATTAATTAAGGCATTTCTAAAACTATCACTGGTTTGCCATAGATATAAAAAAGCTGTTGTAACAACTGCTACTGCTCCTGCTATTAATGCTGCTGGAGTTGTTAATGCTAATCCAGCCAACCCTAAAGCTGTTGGTATTAATTCAATCCAGCCAATTACACTTGCTATTGCTCCAGTAATTGCACCCCAATTTCCTGCAATAAAAAATGCTATTATTCCTGAAACTAATCCCCCTATAATGGATAATATAATTTCTTTATGCTTTTTTATGAAATTTGAAATATTTTTAAAAATATTTCTTACTTTATCAGCAAATACTTCAACTTTACTTAGTAATCCATCAGTAGCTTTCTCTTGTTGAGAAAAATCCCAATCATCCATTCCAATATTACCAATTCCAGAACTATCACCAGATCCACTATCACTATCTGAACCAGTTGAGCTAATAGTATTTATTTCATCAATTCCCATTAACCCCTTTATTTCTTTAGCTGCTTTTTTGGCTGCACTTCCAACTCCACTAGTTGAATTGCTTAAATTATCCATTGCATTAGTTGCACTTGATACATCAGAAGCTACAGCTCCTATACCTGAACTTGAATCACTCTTTACACCAAATAATCGTTTCATAAATGCACTAAATACATTAGCCAGTTGAACTAATTTCCCCATAATTGTATTTATCACTTTTATTACTGGAGTTACTGCTGCAATAAATCCTTGTCCTAAACTTGCCCTCAAACTATCAAATTGTAATTTTAATATTCTTACTTGATTGGCCCATGAATCACTTGTTCTAGCAAAATCTCCCTGTGCTAAAGATAATTGTTGTTGAACAAAAGCGTATCTTAATGCAACCTTTTCTTGTTCTGTCATTTTAGCTGTAGTTTTTCCATAACCATTTGCTAATGCAAATTGATCTAATGCAGTTTGTGTCATTACTACTCCTAAATCTTTTAATGATTCAGTTTCGCCTGTAAATACTGATTTTAATTTAGTATAAGCTTCTCCTTGTGTAATATTATAAAACGAAGCTACATCTCCAGCTAATCCAGTAAGTGTTGTTGACATTGCATAAGCTTCACTTTCTACAAACCCGAAGGCTTTTGCCATTGCTCCAAATGTTCCAGTGTATTGTTTAGCCATTGTTTCACTTAAACCAAATTGAAAAACTGCATTTTGAGCAAAATTATTTACTTGCTCATTCATTTTACTAAAAGTAACATCTACTACATTTTGTACTTCTGCTAAATCACTTCCTAAATCAAGGCACGCTGATGTAAATTCAGTTATTTTTTTTATTGCAAATGCTCCAGCTAATATCTTCCCAGCTTTACTTGCTATATTAGTTATTCCTCTCATTTGCCTATCAAATTGATTTTGATTAACAACTAAATCTAAACCAATTTGTCCTACACTTTCTGTTGACATATCTCACCCCTTAATGAAAAACTAAAACACCTAGAATAAACTAGGTGCTTACTTACTATTGGCCATTGAGATGAACATATTTTTAAATGCATTCATTGCATCTTCATAACTTTCTTTGTCAACATTCTTAGATTGTCTTCTTTTCCAATCACTTTGTATTCTTTTTTGATCTTTAGTAAATCTTTTTATTATTTCTTTATCCTTTTCGGCTCTAATTGAAATAATTTGCCCTAATGGTGTATCTGGCATAAGTCCACTAAGTAAAGTTGCAAATTCACTCCATGTCATATCCTGTTCATTTCTCAACCTTATTCCATATTGCTTTGCAAAACTTGCTTCTATTAAATCATAATCCTCTAATAAATCATACCAAGATTCTTGCTTATCTTTAGCTGGGTGTATTAAAATTCTTTTCTACTTCTTCATAGCTTTGGTCAGAAACTCCAGCCATAATACCTATAAATAAAACTTTATAATCTGCAAATGACAATTCCATACTTTCAATTTCTTGAAAAGCATTTTGTCCTAATGCTAATTTAACAACCTTATCCATCGCTGCTAATTCATTTTTATTATTTTGCATTTCTTGATTAATTAATAACATAGTATTTTTGCTATTATTAATTTTATATTCCTTTCCTTCTGAAATTTTTATTACTGGTTTATCATTACTTAATTTTTTTGAAATATCTATCATACTCATTTTTTATTCCTCCGTACTAATTGTTGGCTTACCATTTGAAAGCACTTCAAACTCTAATACTCCGACATTTGTTGCGTCCCCAGAACCTACATTTGTAACATTAACTATACAATCAAATGATACTTTTGTTCCATCTGGAAATATCCATTCAAATTTACTCTCTAAATCTTGTGCATTTTTAAATAATAATCCTGCTACATAATCATTCCCATCATCTCCAACACACCTTTTACCACTTAATGAAATAGAAAATCCTTTTCCAGTTGACATTCTTCTAGTCCAACCTTCTTGGTCTAAAGCCGACCATTCTTCGATATTGTTATCCATAGATAATGAAAATGTTTCTAAATCTTTAATAGTTTTCATATCTGTTGGTTGAGTACTAGTGGCACCCTTTATACCTATTTTAAATTTATTTTGGTGTACTGGATAAACTCCACTTTCTACTTTAGACATTATCCCTCATTCCTTTCATAATAAAATTCTATATCTATAACTCTTTCATATATTCCTTTTTCATCTGTTCCTACATCTATAGGCTCATTTGTATTTAACTTAATCATTTTTATTCTATGATTATTAATAACTACACTATTTTGCTTTAATATCTCTTCAAATAATCTATGTGAGAACTCTTCTGTTTCCCTTGCATTTAAATTCCAATGTATAAGTACAGTAATTGTTTTTACTTCATAAGAAGAGTTTTCTCGCCCTCCTAGTGCTATTCTAGGAGATATAGTATTTTTACCTTGATACACTCCAATTGATTTATTGTTCTTATTATCAAGCTTTCCTATATAATAGTTATCTGCTTTATTTTCAAGAGTTTTTAACCAATTTCTTATATCTGCTAAACCTAACATCAAACCCCTCCTAATCTTTTATAAAACTCTTTAAAAGTCTTTATACAGAAGTCCTTTTCATTTCCATCAATCCACTCTTCATACCATTTACCTTTTGCATTTTTATTTTCACTAGTATTGAAATTGTATTCTGGATGATAATAAAGCCTTCTTGCATAAGGAGTTGATGATACTAACATACAAGTCCCTTTTGAACTATTACTATAATCAACAAAGGTACTTTCATTTTGTAAAGTACCTCCTTGATAAATAACTCTAGTTTTTGTTTTGCCTTTATACTCTTTCCCATTTTTAGCAAATTGCCCTCTAACGCCATACTCCTTATATATTTCTTTTTTTGTTTCTCCAAATGGAATTACCTGTGCTTGCACTACTTCTGTATGTAAAGCTTCTGCAGTCATTTCTAAAGCTTGTATTTGTGCTCGTGTTAACTGTTTAATTCTTTGTTGATTAATTATTACAGTACTTGTTGCTCTTGCCATATTATTAATTCAACTCCAACTTTGTATAATTTACTGTGCTATCTGGATTACGAGCTTTCTCACCTTTGTATATATTTCTTTTAATACCAAGTACCTCAACTTCCCCAGATGATATAGAAGAAATCTCAGGAGCAATATCTCCTGGTATCAATACTGTTCCTTCTATTCTTACAAGCTTCTGCTCTGCTGTTAAAACTGTTTTGGCTTTATCTTGATAATTACATTTAGTATCAATTTCAATAGCTTTTAAAGGCTCACCATCTTCACTTATTCCTTCTTGAAAAACAATAACTTTAATTGGAGTTTTACAAAACTTTTTAGGTACTAAACATGGATATTTCATAATTAAAACCTCCTAAAACTTAATGAACATAATCCTGTTTGTTTTAATGTTTCATATAACTCTGTTGGTATTGCAACACCTTTTATTAATTGAACATTCCAACTGCCCCCAAAGTTCATTGATACTCCATTAATACTATAACTAGATAATACATTTTCAATAAGTTCTGCATTTTCATACTCAAACTCTGCTAATTCACAAGTTACTTCTTTAATAATATCCTTTTGAAAATCTGTTAATTTTTCAAACCCTAAACCCTTAATCCTATTAAAAGTTAATGTGTCAATATGCCTACTTGCTTTTCTTAATGATTTATCTATGTTACTATCATCTATTTCATTACCTTTAAAGATATCTGTATAATATGCTTTATCTACATATGACATATACTCACATCCTTAAATTAAAAGAAGGATACTATTTAGCACCCTTCTTTAACTCCTTATTTTCTTCTTTTAATTTTTTATTTTCCTTTTCTAACTTTAAAGCCTTTTCCTCTAAAGTTTTATACTCTTCATATGAAACTGATTTGCCAGCTCCATACTCTATTATGTTTCCTGCATCATCTGTTATGTCATAACCTTGTGCTTGATACATATCTTTTTGAGTTTCATCTATTGTATAAACCTTATTTCCTTTTGTTGCCTTCATATATTATTCCTCCTATTTATTCAGCTTCTGCATTAATAGCAATACCACAAGCTTTATTTTTTATTAAGAATGTATCACCATACTCTCTAGTTTGATATACATACTTATCTGCTGTTCTTGAATCTGTACCTGGAGTAAATAACTTCATATATGCATATTTACTTCTAGTTACTTGGCATGATGGATGAATAAGTATCATATATATTTGTTTTGCATCACCTGCAGCAACACATCCATTAGTAAAATTATACTTAGTTTTCATTCTTCCAGATGGAACTTTAGTTATTTCTACATCATCTAAAGAGTAAACTCTTCTATCAATTTTCCCATTATTTGAATTAACATCAATATTTCTTGTTAATCCCTCTGCTTGCTTAATCATCTTATGAATTGCCGGAATAACATAAAGTATTCTTCCTTCACTTGGAACTCCTGCATCATCCATTTTCTCCATTTGATCATCAAACCAATCTAATATATTAGCTGAAGTTAGTGATGTATTATCGACAACTGCTCCATTTGATTTAAAAGTTTTTGCTTCTGAATATAACTTAGAGTATCTATAAGAATCTCTTTCCGGAATAGCTTGCTCTGTTTCAAATGTATTTTGAACATTTGCTACTTCTATAACCAAGTTAGTTTCATCTATATCCATTGGATCTAAAGGGAATTCTATATCTCTATCATGCGCTAATTTCTTTGGTTCCCATTCATTAGATATACTCCCTGTATTAAATCCCATATTACTTCTGTTGTGGTCTTTATATCCACTAACTGTGATATTAGGTAATTTAATAGTTTGAGCATTAATAAATTTAACTTGTGGATTAGATTGTTCTAATGCATAAGATGTTAACTCCTTTTCATATTTTTGTTGTAATGCTTGTTCAAATTGTTCAGCGTAACTGTATACTGCCATAATTTCATCTCCATTTCTTATTTTTAATTAATTATTTAATTCCAAATGCTCTTGCTATTGCATCATTTGGATTTACTTTTTGTTTTGTATTATTAGCACCAATTATAAAACCATTTTTGTTTTGCTCTTGCTTTTGTTGTTCCCCTTTAAAAGAAGGGTATTTTTCTAATACCTTATCAATAGCCTGTTCCATGGTTAAATCATCATTAAGCATAGACTTAGCTAATATAACTACATCATCTACAGAAGTTGATGCAACTCCTTTAGATAAACAAGTTACTTTTGTTTCAGCTAATAAAGCTCTTTCTTCAGCTGCAACTCTTGCCTTTTCAGCATTAGTTAAAGCTTCATTTTTCTTTTCCTCCTCTGTTTTTTGACTTTCTTGCCATTGCTTAAAAGCTTCTAACTCTTCCTTAGGAGGTTGATCTTTTTTTACTCTAGCAACTCTTTCCTTTACTATTTTGTCTAACTCCTCTTGGGTAAAAGTTTTAGCTTCTTCTCCTTTTCCTTCTCCAGCTTCTGGATCACCTTCATTGCCTGCTGAATTTCCTTCTCCACCAGTACCAGTTCCTCCATCTACTTGAAGTAACCTTCTCATTCCTATTCTTTTTCTTAAATTACAACTTGTTATAAACATAACTTCCCTCCATTTATAGTCTGTAGACTGTTATTTCCTTACGCAGTTTTAAGCCTTAAGCAAGTTTTGGGCATAATAAAAAGCCTTAGTTTCCTAAGACTTAATTATTTTTTTCAATTTTATAATTTTCCCACTTCTTATAAGCATCTACATACATTTCTTTTTTATCTCCATTGTATGTGCACTCATAATACATTCCATCAAATAAAGTAGTACTAAGTAGTGCTTTATTATTTTGCAGTGTTTTACAACTCCATACCATAAATACATTGTCTGTTGTAATTTGCTTTTTATCTGTTTTATCTAAATGTCTATTGGTATAATCACATACCTCTTGTTTGCACCATTCTAAAAATTCTTTTTCATTCATTACTTATTTACCTCCAATTCTATATTTTCTATTTCAGCTCTTTCTTTTAAATATTGAGCATACATTTCCATTGCTTTTAATTGACCATTCAATAAATAATAACTACAAAATGGTTTAAATGTTAAAGTACCCGCCTTATATTTCTTAAGCATATTTCTTAATCCATTTATTCTTATTTTTAATTGTAAATACTCTGCTTTAAACCTTTCTTTATAATCTGCACTCCCCATCATCTCAATGGTATCTTTTAATTCCATATTTTCAATCCCTCCTTAATTTTAAGCATAATAAAAGCACCTACTTATGTAAGTGCTAATTATCTTTTCTTTTTCCAAATTTCTTTTTTATTCTTATACTTCATCTTGTTTTCATTATCAAAACTTCTATTTTCAAGATTAGTGTATTTTTTAACTTGTCTTTCTATATAATTTTTCCATTGTTGCTCATTGTATAGTCTTATATTTTCTTCTTGTTGCTCTTTAGTAGTTCTTTTAGGTTTAGAAGTTATTTCCTCAAAATATGTTGTATGACTATCTCTACAATTAGGGTGATATAATCCTTTTTCTATAGCCGAACTAAGTAATGGATATGGTCCATCTTTAGAAATTCCACCACTCCATACATCATCAATATATATTTTACCTTGATGTGGTGTACATTTAGGGCAACCTCCACCTCTACTTATCACTATAACTGTACTTATTCCCCACTCTTTTCTCTTATCTCCTTCCCCTTGAAGGTAAGCTCTTTTATTTGCTGTTCTAATAGCCATATCAACATAACTTACAACATTAACTCTAGCACCATTTTTATATTCTATACAATTAATACCGTTGGCCATAAAATCTCTACTTGCCATATCAATAGCTTTTTCTATGGTTCCAGCACCAGTATTAGCATATACTTGAGCATTAAATATTATTTTTCTATATTGATCATTGGCCATTCTTAACATTGCTAATTGTGCATTCTTAAAATCTTTCTTAGTAGCTTTAATTAATGCATTAAGTTTTCTATCATTTATTCTGAAAAACTTAGCATTTAAAGTAATATTCTTTTTCTTTCTTTTTTTGAATATATACCCTTCTCTTAATGCTGATAATATTTCAATTTCTTGTTGCATATTACCCTGTTTATAGGCTTTTTCTAATACTTCCTCTATCTGTTCATTAATAGTTGAAAAATATCCTTTGAATTTCTTTATATTATTACTTCTATACTTTTCTAATGCCTTAAGTTGCTCTGCTTGCCACATACTCCATTCAAAACCTTCTGTTTTTTCCCAATCAGTATGTCTTTTAATATTTCCAAGCATAGAGTTTATTAATTCTTCTTCTATCTTTTGAAACGCTACAACTATATCATAATCTTTATCCATTGCTATATACCTTATAGCCTTGCTCTTTATATTTCCTTATTTCTTCTTTTAATTTAGTTTTTGAAGGTAATATATCTCTTTTCATTTCAATGATATTATGTTTCTCTACTGCATATATACCTAACTTTACATGTTCCTTTGCAATATCAAATAATCCTTTAAGCTTCTTCTTGTCCATCTGGTATACTCTGTTGTTTATTATTACTTTCTTCATCTAAATCTCCTCCTACAAAAGGTTCCTCCATAGTAATAATTCCATTTTGCTCTTTTATTCTTTTAACTTCTTCTTCTTTCCATTTATCATCTTTACTATCACCCCACATTTCCTCAACCTTTGCTTCTATAGACATTGGTGTATTTGGATTAGATAGTGTTTCAACAACTGCTTCAAATGAAGGTGATGCATATTCTCCAAAACTTATTTCTACTTCTAAATCATTAATACTTTGGTTTAAAGAAGAATCATAAGCCTTAAATATTACATCAACTAATCTAGGTAACATTTCAGTTAATGCATCTATAATAGCTTGTCTTGAATAAAGGGTTGTCTTTTCTTTTTCTCTTTGAGCTTCTGCATTATCTAACTTTTTATTATCAATTCCTAATGTTGATGGAGAAATTAATCCTTGTAAACATAGATCTAAAGCTGTAACGTAAGTTTGAAGATAAGATTCTGTTGGTATACCTGGTTGTTCAGTAATGATTTTACTATCTGCATTTTCCTTCATACTCTTATCTGTTTGAATAAACCTATTATCAAAGTAGTTAGGCTTCATTATTTCTCCAGTTTTAATATCTCTAGGCAATAAATCATCTGGTATATATGTTTTTGCTCTTCCTGCTCTTAATGCATCTATCCATTGACTCCAAGTTTCATCTAAACTATCAAAGTTATCTGTTTTACCATCAAATATACTTTGTCCTCTACCTTCCCACTTTTCTGATTCATATATCATAAATGGAACTGCCATATTAAAACTCTTATCAAAAGTTACATCTGCTAAATCACTTGTTTGTGGAATAGTATTCAATGATACTTCGTTATTATTTATGAATAGTTTATATGTTATATATCCATAACCGTAAGTTTCTTTTAAGTTATACACTCTTGTTTTATGTTTATAAGCAGTATTAAATATAATTTCTTTCATACGTCCTCTTTCATATACCATTTCAATATCATCACCATCATAAAACTCTATAATAGGATATTTAGATATATTGGAATCAAATGATATCTTAAAAACACCATCACCAGCTACTAAAACTTTCTTTGTTGATTTATCTAATAATTTATAAAATTTATTTTCCTTAACTATAGCTTCCCATGTTTCATTTAAACTTCTATCTTCAAAAGATATATCATTTAAATCTGTTAATGTAATATCAGCTAATTTATTAACTATTATTTTAGGTAGTCCAGTATGTATTTTTCTTATTTCCATACCTACTGTTGGAACACTCCCCCAAAATGAGAAATTATTATTTTGCAACTGCTTATATAATTGCTCTAATTCATAACTATCGCCCCTGTACCAAATCTTATTTTTAAATACATTTGTTTCATAGTTCATACTTTCTTGTATATTAAAATTAGTTGTTTGCGCTTCTTGTATTCTTAAAAAGCTTCTCATAAAATTCCTCACTTTCTCTGTTATCTTCATTCTTCACCTCTATTCACTCCATATAACGTTTTTTTATTATTCAATAACATTTTATACCTTTTAATCAAAACTAGCCTTAATTTTGATTGTAAAGCCATATATCATATATAATTTTATTTCTACTCATAAATTTATTTTTAAGCTTTTTCTTTAATTTTAAAAAATGCGTAGAATAATGAAAAAACGCAGTTTTATTTTAATATCGCTATTTTACTTGCTTTTATAAAAGTATAAATATTACTTTTCACATTTTACGCAGTTTTATTATGATAAAACACGCATTTTTATGGAAAATAAGCTATTTTTCTTTTTTAAATATCATAAATTATTTGAAATTCCTATGCGATTTTTATAAGGCAACCAACTATATTGAGTACTGTTAACCATATGGTCATTTGCATCTTCTGGAGTATTATCTTTACCCTCCATCCAGCTATATGTTTCTAATTCAGATATATAATTTACACAATGGTTTAAAATCTTATATTGATTATGAGCAAACCAACCTAATTGAAGATTTATTCTATCTATAATAGTTGTTTCCTTCCATGCGTTGTTAAAATTATATACTGTACCATTTAACCTTTTATATTTTGCAAACTCTGTTATAGTAGCCTGGTCTGCTGAATCTATAAATACATCTTTAGCAAATCCCCATTCTTTTCTATTTCTCTCTAAGAAATCTATAAAGTTCTTTACCGTATCACTTGGAGCTATAGGTATATCTAAATTAGCATTATTATATACCCTTTCATCTAGTACAAAGCAATTACCTTTATTAGTAATACCAATAAAACTCATTGATATTGTATCAGGACTATTACTTGAATAAGCTGTATCTAATCCAGCACTAAATATTTCAAACCATTCTGTTTGTTGTCTATTACTTCTATCTCTAATAAACTTTTTAGCATACTCTTTACTAACAACATGATTCTTTCTTTCAAAGTTGCTAAATATAATTCCTGTTGCTCTTCCTCTTAAGCCTAATATTTTATTCTTATAAAGCTTAGTACCTTTTGGAGCACTTAACTTTTTCTTTTCAATATCTTTTTCACTTAAAGATGCATTATCATAAAAAGAAAAGAACCAGTATGTCCAGTTTGGTTTCTCCTCACTGTTCAACTGCTCCATTATTTCTCTTGGTACATCATCTTTATATTTTTCTAATGGTCTAGCACAATTTATAAACTCTTTATAGATTGGTAAGTTTGGATCATCTGGATTAAGTGTCATCATTAAGTAATCATTTCTAGTACTTATTTCCCTAACAAACTCAACATTAGCTGTGTTAACCTCGTCTATAAGAACACATCCGAACTGTGATCCAAGTGCCATCTTCCATTTTTCTTTATTATCATAACCTAGAATATAAATTACTTTTTCACCATTTGGAGTGCTATATCTGATATGTGGTATCTTATCATCTTTATCACCATTACCGTTATACTTAACAAACTCCCCAAATACATCAGTAATTCCATATTCTTTCTGTATTATATTCTTTTCAGCTACTCCAGTAGTCTTAGCTGCTATAACATGCTGTTTCTTTTTAGACTTAGCAACTTGCAACATAAACTTTAGTATTCCTACTGTAGTTTTTCCTGCGGCAGTTGTTCCTTCTAAACACTCTACTGCTGCATTATGCTTTATAAAATCTTTATATTTTTTTGATAACTTATATTCATTTGACATATTTTCTCCAACTTTTTTCTTTAATAAATTCTATTTTTTATCAAATGTTTAGTTAAAGTAAACTTCCATCCTATTTTTACCCCTTACAAATGGCTTAAATTCATTAAATAAATTTATCAGCTCAAAATTTATTTCGCTAAATTATGTTTTTGCGAAATTTTACATTATTCACTTAATTGTTCTAATATAGAATCAAGCTTAGTATTTTTGTTCTTATCTGTGTTTTCTTCACCAGTTATTTTAGATATATCTAACTTAAGTTTTTCTATTCTTAATTTTTGTTCTTCTGTTGCTAAATCCCAATTCTTATGTAATAATTCCTCATAATCCTTAACCATAGAATTAAGAGTTTTCATTGCACTTGATTGAGATTTAATAAACTTTTCTTGTTTATCCCAAGCAAATTGATACTCCCATTCTTCTGTAGATGAGTTTTCTCCATATGCTTCCTTAGTCTTTACCTTAGTGATGTCATCTTGATTCTTAACATACATTATCTTTTGAGATCTTATTATTGAAGAATAAAGTAATACTATATTATCCCATAACATATCTAGGTGTGTTACTCCATTCTCTAAAACACCTTTAATTATATTTTTCGTAGCAGCTGGAATATACTTAGCCAAAAAACCTTTATCTAAGAATTTTGAAGGATCACAATATTCTCCATGCTTAAGATTATTCAAATTACCCTTTGGTGCTCCATGACCCTTTGCATTAGAATTCCCTCTTGGTGCTCCTCCCTTTAACTTCTTACTCCATTCATCTTTATTTCTCCATGAATTAATAGTATTTACACTTTTATTTAATTTTTCAGCAATTTCCTTTGATGTCATTTTCCCTTTACTATTTCTGAATAACTTAAAAGCTTCATCTCTTAAGGGGTCTCTAACTGCCATTTCTTCACCTTCTTTCTGTGTACTATTTTTATATACCATTAAAACTTTGAAACTAATTGAAATTACAAGGATTATTTATAATTGGTTATTTGAACCTTATTTGTTTTTTGTATTAAAAATTTTTAAGATTTTAATTATCCATTCTAAAAACTTATTTAAAGCCTTTAAAATCAATACTTTGAACCACATTGCTCTTATCACTTCCTTATGCGAAATAACCCCTATAATTACACATACTATTTTTTTAGTGCATATATTAGTAGTAATTTTTATTTTTTCTTTCTTATATGCATCTGTTACTTTTTTTCGTATTAAGTACAAAAAATTATAATTTTGAATCTGCTATTCTTGATGCATCCTCTTTAATTTCATTATCCAATCCTAAGTAATGTTTTGTAGTTTCTATTGACTTATGTCCTAAACTTTTTCTAACAAACTCTAAATCTCTTTTTTCTTGCCATAACCTTTGAGCATATGTTTTTCTTAAACTATGTCCAGTAATATGTTTTAATCCTAATTCTTCTCCAACTTTTTTTAATATTGCACTATACGTTTTAGGAGTTATAGGCTCCCCAGGGTACTTTTCACTTTCAAAAGCATATTCACTATTCTTTTTACCTTTAACATATTCTTTAATTTTCTTTCTAAGATTTGTTTGAATTATTGACTCTCTAGGAGCTGGTGGCTTTCTTTTTGAATTAGGATTATTAGCAATATGTGTCTTCCATGCATTATACTGTTTACTTTCTTGAATAATAAACTTATCTTCATCCAAAAACTCTTTTAATTCTCCATTTGTTAATCCTAAGTAGTCAACTAATCTATATCCAGTAGCAACGCCAATATAAAAAATAATTAAATTTCTTTCTGGACAATCTTTACTTATTTCTTCTAACTTATATTTAAATCTATTATAATCACGCTCTTGAATAGGAAGTGCTGGTACTTTCTTTTTTCTTTCAGTATCTTCAAGTATTATTTTCCTCTTTCTTCTAGCCATTACCTCACCTGCTTAATTGCTCCACCTCGACCACGCTTATAATATCTACTAGACATTAATTCTTTTATATTTAACTTCTTTTCTCTTTTTCTTCTTTTAACTTTTTTTATTTCTTTTTGCTGTAACTTACTATACTCACATGGTTGTAACTCCTTTAAAATTTCTCCTATCTTCATTTCCACTTCTCCTCTTTAATATTTTTTATAAAATAAAAAGAGCTGTTATTTCTAACAACCCTTAAACTCATTTGTTAATCTTCTTGGAACATCCCAAGGAAGTACACATCCTATATTCTTTTTTAAAACTATATCCCCATCTTCTTTAGTTTCATAAATTGATCTATTCTTTAATATAAAAGTTTTATCACTCATATGCTGCTTACTTTCATATTTTGTTATTTTTCTAACTTCATTTTCATAAAACTTAAGCTGTTTTCTATTTTTTAAGTGAATAGGTTTTAAATCTTTAAAATTTCTTCTTATGCATGTCTTAACAGCTTCTTTATTTAATTTTAATTGATCTGCTATTTCCTTTGCATTAAACCCATTGCAATATAGTTGCCCTACTAATTCTTTGTTCATCCCTATTACTCCTTAAAAAATGATATAGTTTGCCCCAACCCATTAAAAGGGGTCATTTTTAATTTTTAATGTGAAATATATTCACAAATTTTATGTTATTTCCGATTTATTATACAAATATCTTAATATATTTATAAAAAAATAGCACCTTTATTTTTTTTAGTTTATTGACAAACTTTCTTAAATTTAGGCACTATTTTTATAATTATTTATCTTATTTATATATTTTTCTCTTTTTTTCTATATTATTTTATATCCCTGTACTTCTTTTTCTTATTGTTTCAGCTTTTAAAGCACTTATAACAACATGTCCACTTTCCATAATTATTACTGCTGCTGTTTTACATCCATTTGTCGCATCAACTAATAAATCCTTATCTTTAGCATTTTTAATAGCTCTTTTTGAAGGTGCAGCACTTGAACTTACAATTGCAACTATTTTATCAGCATTAACATTATTATCATATCCCAACCCTATTAATTTAGCCATTTTTATCTCTCCTTTATCTATTTCGTAATATTTTTGAATTGCGCACTAAAAAATACCGCATATTCTTTTTGAATAATACGGTATAATTATTAATATTTAATTTTTAATCATAAAAGTTTAAATTGGTTTATTAGAAATCTATCTATTTATTTTTCTTATTTCATTAATAATTTTATTTGTACAAAAAATAATAGTAAAAACAACTATAATAGAAACTGCAATACCTGTTTGCTCTTGTTTGAACCCAATAAGTTCAAATAAAAACATAAATGAAAATACAATTATAAATGATAATATTACCTCAAAAAATATTTCTATAATAACATTTTTATCTTTATTTTCTTTTTCTATGTGCATTTCACTATCTTCTCTACTTGCAGTATATACTCCAAATATATAGACACCTAAAATTAATGCCATAATTAAAATTACACTTAAAACTACTCCTGCCATCATTATCACCCTTTCTATATACCAATATAACCCTATTATACAATATTATTGTAAATTATGACAATTCCTCTATTAAATACCGTACTATTCAATTTTCAAAGATCATTTATTAAAGGACCATTTAAAACAATATCTAAATTTGTAATCCCCACTACATCTTATAGCTTGTCCAAAGGTCCTTTCTTAATATTTTTATTTATATAAATGCATTAAGCATTAATATCAAACTATCCTATAATTTCTTTTAATATATTAATCTTTTCTTTACCTTTTTGAGCTCTTATACTCTTACCATCACTAACTACTGGTGTGCACATTTCCATCAGTCTGTCATAAGTTCTTTTGTGATACATATTCTCTAGGTCATTAATATTAATATTTGTTGTTATAATTGTTGGTAATGAATTTCTATACCTGCTATCAATAATGTTATATATTTTAGATGCTGACCACTCATTTTTTTGTTCAGTACCTAAATCATCAATTATTAATAAATCTGCATTAGATAAGCTCTTTAGTATGGTTTCTTCTCCCTCTTTTCCATAAGAAGAATATGTCTCCTTTATTCTTTCAAGCATTTTATTAATACTTACACAAATTGTTGGCGTTCCTCTTAGCATTAAATAATTAGCTACACAAGCAGTTGCATGAGTTTTCCCATTACCTGGTGCTCCGTATATTAATAGCCCTATATTATTTTCTTTAGCTTTAGTAAAATTACTAGCATATTTACTACATATGTTAAAAATCTTTTCTGAACCAATATCATGATTCCAATTTTCAAATGTGCATTGTTTAAATTTTTCATCCATCAAACTATTTTTAAATATGCTATTTAATCTGATTTGCTTTTCCTTATTCTCATCTTCAATTGCTTTTTTCTCTAGTTCTTTCTTTCTACAGCTACAAACTATTGGAACTCTTCTAAGAACATTTAGAATTACAATATCTTTTTGAATTGGATTCCCACAATTTTCACAAACTTTTATAGGAGTATCATAATCCAACCCATTCATCAGACTTTTCTCTATTGTTGTTACTAGTAACTCCGCTGTTTCCATCACTTTTACTCCTTCCTTTATCATTTCTACTATTACCCCCATATTCACTATCTGTGCTTTTTAAAGGGAATATTCCCTTCCAAGAATTAAGAATTGAATTATTTATTATTTCTATCTTTTCATCATCATTATTTGATATATTATCTAATTTTCTTAGCATTAGCTTTAAGGCATTACTTGTCATTGGTGCTTTTATAGCCTTACGCATTTTTATAAATTCGTATATTGTTTCTTTCAATTTTAAATTTTCTGTATACTCTTCTATAAAAATATCAAATTCACTTTTTTTCTTTTTTTTATTATTCTTATTCTTATCTTCTTCTTTTTCTTTTTCTTCTTCTAGAGCAACGACGTCGGACGACTTTTCTGCCGACTCGTCGGACGATTTTATTAATAGCTTTTGTTTTGCCCTCTTTTCTTTTTGATATATTCTATCTCTTTCTTTCCTTTTTTCGTAAGCGTCTAGCGTCTGATGTTTGCCCCAGTTAGGAATTGTAATAACATTATCTATTATTTCGATCATCCCAAAGTCAGCAAAAGTTTTTAATGCAAATCTTACTGTGTTTACATCTTTTCTAAAAATTGTTGCAAGCATTTCATCAGTATATGCAATACGTTCGTTAAGCATAAAAACTCCTGAGTTATTATTCTTTCCTGCTAAACACAAAAGCTTAAACCAAACAACTATAATGCTATCAGCACTCGGTAGACTCTCTATTAATAACATTTTTTCATCATCAAAAATATCTGTAACTATCTTGATCCACTTTACTGTCGCCATGTTAATCCTCCTTAATAAGAACTTCTAAAATATCTTTCTCTTCTAACATTTCTAACATTACTTCTTACCCTCTAATCCATTGCAAACATGGTCATATTCTGCTTTAGTTAACTCTTCAACTTCTTGTACTGGTTCTGTATATTCTACTTCTTCTATTACTTCTCCAGCTTCAAAATCTATTTCCATAGTATCTTCATTTAAAATACTTTCTTTGATTGTATTATTATCAGCTGTGTAAGCTTTTTGCATTTCTATAGATAATATTCCCCATTTAGATAGTAAATTTCTTATAACTGTCTTTTTTGCCATACTATCAAAATCTGTTTGCCATACACTATTTTTAAAATTATATGTTTTTGAAAATTTCTTTGCATGAGCTTCCATATCTTCTTTGCTCCAATAAACTGTTTTTTCAAATCCATTTAATAATTTAAAATATCCAGCATATCCAATTACTTTATTTGACTTTCTTTCAGTAAAATCAATTTCTACTTCTTCACTTAATGGATTCCAACTTATAAGTTCTCCCTCTCTAATTTCAACTACATTTATTGCTTTATATTGCCCTGTTCTTAAAGCTAATTGAATAAATCCTTTATACCCAATTTGAAATTGAGCTTTATCCTTATAAGGTACTACCCATGCATACCCTAAATTTTTATCTACCGGTAAATCCATTGTTGCTGCTACCATACAACTTGCAATTACACTCATAGGTTCACATTTCTTTAAATTAGTATCTGAATTAACTAAATTAACAATACTACTCATATATTGAGGTGCTCTTTCACATAAAACTTCCTCAAATCTTTTCTTAACTGCTGGACTATCCATAAGTCCTTTAACACTATTTGCTATTGCAGGGGCTTGTCCTACTAATTCCTTCTTTGCTAATTGATTTTTTAAACTACTTGCTGTTGCCATAATTATTTATCCTCCTTGATATTAAATTTTCTGCTACTACTTTTTTTAATAACTTTTTCATAAATTTCTGGATAGTCTGCTTTCAACTTTTTACTATCTACCCTATTAGATGAAACCTTTTTCCAACTTAAACTATATCCAGGAGCATATGCATACTCTGCATCTCCTATTTCAAATTTAATTTGATTTTCTAATTCCTGTATCTTATTTTCAAAGGCTTTCAATTCTTTTTTCATATCTAAATAGGTTTTTATCTTATCTTTATATTCAAAACCTAATTCTATTGCTTTATTTTCTTCTACTTCTTTATATCTCTCTTTAAGATATTTTTCTGCTGCACTTGATCCATCTAAAGCAGGTGGTGTTTTTGATTCAACCAAACTCCAAAAGTCCTTCTCTAACTGAATAATCATTTCAATTAATTCTTCATCTCTAGGTACTTCTTTCCATATAAATTTTTGACCACCTACTAAGACTGCTATATATCCTCTATCTGCTCCTGTAACTGCTAAATAATGTTGAACTTGTAGCAAATAACTTGCTGGTATTTCTTCATCTTCCCATTCTTTTAACAAATACTGATTAGCTGTTTTACACTCAAGAATTGCATTTTGTCCTACTATTTTTCTATCTATGTTAGCTACCATAAAAGGATATTCTTTATGTTTATAATGCTTTCTATCTCTTCTTACTTTTAGTCCTGTTCTCTTTTCAAACTCTTTAGCAACTACATCCTCAAATATATCTCCAAAATAAGCACTTTCTGATTGCTCTTTAACCTCTGTTATAGGCTCTGTTTTTTCTATATATACTTCAAACTGTGTTTTATACTTATTAACTCCTGCTATTGCTCCAACATCACTTCCACCAATTCCACATTGCCTTTCCTTAAGCCATTCAAGTTTATCCATTTATTTATCCTCCTTTGTATCAAAATATAATCTATCAGTATTGCCATCATATCTAATGTTAGATATATACCAATCTGTATTATCAGAATCATAAACTTTAAAACCTTCTTCATTCAGTATGTTTATAATAGCTACTAAAATCTTTAATAATACTTTAAAAGCTTTCATACTTCCTCCATTTTTATTAAATTTTCTTGTGTATATCTTTATCTAGTGATATACTGTCATTGAATTGTTTTGAATTGATTGAATCTGAATTTACATGAGCGCCAACTCTTTCAGCTCCTATCAATTCTTTTGCTTTTTCTACAGCTTCTATATAGTCTAATCCTTCTTTTGCAATTAACTTCTGTGCTTGGCAAACTACCTTGTCCAACTCTTGGCTAATAGCAACAGTTCTTTTATCTGTTAGCCCATATTCAAATTCTTTCATGATTACCTCCTAATTCTCTTGATTAGCTTGTCTACTACATCTAAAATAGATGTAATTATTGCTATAACTCCGATTATTATTACTAGAGCTATTGGCATAACAAACGTAAATGCTCCCCACCAATTAAAACCTTCCATGATTACCTCTCTAAAATAAATTCAAAATAAAATCTCTGCCTTTGCCTGTCCACTTTCTGTCATATATTATTTTTCCGTTATCCAATACATCTTGCTTAATACTAACTAAACCTAATTCAGAATACTTAGAATATAAAAGCCAAGTTTTATTTTGCTTATACTGTATCTTCTTTTCTGACAATAAATTATTAAGCTTTGTAGCACTACTTAATCCCAATTCCTTAGCAATTTCTGATGTTGTGTATAACTTATTTTGATGTACCAGCTTGTCCCTTTGCTTCTCTGCTTCTAACCTTGCAGCTCTTTCCTCTTTTAATTTTGTTGCTGCTGCTATAAGTAAATCTGGATTATCTAACAATTCATCTGTTGCATACATTCCGTACTT